AGTTACAGCACAGGTTGAACAGGCTACATTTAAACGCTGGCGATGCTGAATGAGTGAATACGATAACAGAGTAATATGCCCTTGCAAAGAGGACCTATTCATGATGCTAAATCACGGTGGGATAAGATGCCCGAAATGTTTAAATGAATTCTACTTTGGAAATGTGCCAGGGGAAATATTTATTCGCACATTCGATAAGGCCAAAGGTTACAGCGAACCTAAAGAGTTTATGGTGGACGGTACATTAACGGAGGATGAATGAGCGAATCAACAGAACAAGTAAGCGTTGTAAAGTGGTTCAGGGCACAATATCCCAAAACAAGAATAATATCTATCCCAAATGGGGCACAAATTGCCGGATCAGGTAAGAGGAAATTCGGTCTGATCAATAAATATAAAGCAGAAGGAATGACAAACGGTGTCTCTGATCTGTTTATATGCAAACCAAATGAACTTTATGCGGGACTGTGGCTAGAGATGAAGGATATAAGGAAAACAGCGTGTTCGCTATCTAAAGACCAGAAAGAGTTTATGCAGGACATGCTAGCCGCAGGATACCACGCAACATGGGCAGCCGGGTTCGATCAAGCTAGAGAAGAAATAGAAAAGTATATGAATACTTGATTAAACACCCAAACTTTGCTATTATAAATACGGGCTGATCCTACAGCCTAATTTCCTCTCTCTTGGTTAGCCCTTCATCGTACGTGAAGGGCTTTTTTTTGCCTAATTTTCACGCAAGGGAACATATTACAAATATACAGGAGTAGTTTATTCAAAATAGATAACTCATCTAATAACAATCAGCTTTAACAGGATACAGAAATACGTTAACACACAATGGTAAATAACGGAGTATACCATGAGCGCAGATAGAGAAAAAAACGGTAACTTTGCAAAAGGTAACAAGTGCGCAGCCGGTAGACCCAAAAACTCACCCAATTTAACCAACATATTACGTTCCATCGCAGAAGAACTTCAACCTGGCAAAGATCATGAAATCAGAACTAGACTAACAAACCTAATGCGGGATATATGGGACGATGCTGAAGAAGGTTGCAAAGTCTCTAGACAATTCATTGTCGATCGCATGTTCGGTAAAGTAAGAGAATTAGCAATAGAACTACCCGAAGAAAATAAAACGATCAGGGTTTACGCATTCAATGAAGATAATAATGGATCAGGACAGGAAAGCGATTCTGACTCATTCAGCGAGGAATAAGATAATAATTGCCGGTCGTAGATGGAGAAAGACCGTTACAGGCTGGTTGTGGTTATTCCAAGACGGTATAGAAGCTAATGAGAATTACAGTGCATTCTGTCCCTACCTAAAACAGGCAAGGAAGAATATTTGGCCGCTTATGCAAGAGGTTGGACGTGAATTAGGGATTAAGCCTAACAAGTCTGATCTAAGTATGACCTTTCCCAATGGTGGAGTTGTTCAGCTATTCGGTACAGATAATCCTGATAGTATACCAGGTTCAGGGCTTAAAAAAGCATGGATGGATGAGTATAGCTTGTGGAAAGATCAGGACGTTTACAGCGGAATTATCCGGCCTATGTTAACTATCTCTAAGGGCCCATCATTGTTCACTACTTCACCTCGTGGCCATGATAAGTCTTATGATTTGTACATGAAAGGTCAAGATCCTAATAATACTGAATGGATGAGCTGGCTGTTTAAGACTAAAGACTCTCCATTTGTTGACCCTAAAGAAGTTGAAGCGGCGAGGGTTGACATGGACCCTTTCTTATTTGAGCGTGAGTACAACGCATCATTTGAGACAGGCGGCAATCTGGCGGCTTATATGTACAAACGAGATCTGCACATGAAGAGACATGATGAGCGATCGGCATGTAAGTTTATCGGGTTAGATTTTAATGTTCAGCCGATGGTAGCTGAAATAGGCTGTGTTTATTCAGATAATTCAGTACACTTCTATGATGAGGTTGTTATACATAATAACGCTAACACAGGGGAAATGGTTAAAAGGTTGCGGGCTAAACATCCAGACATAAACGATATTTACCCAGATGCAACCGGATCGGCTCGGTCTTCTGTTTCACCTAGATCGAATCATCAAATATTAAGAGATGCCGGTTACAATGTAATCGCAAGGAAAGCACCTCCCCATCATGTTGATCGCTTAGCGGCTTTTAATAGGGCTTTACAGGATGGTGAGGGGGGGGTACATTTGACTATAGATCCAGTTTGTAAGCTGTTCCATGCAGACTGCGAGAAAGCAGAACGGAAATCAGATGGTAGCATAGACAAGAAGAAACATGATCCCCATGCTTTTGATGCGGGAACATATCCCATCGAATACATGTTTCCAATAACGAACAGAAAAGTATTAAGCTTGGAGCGATTTGCATAATGAGCAAAATTATAATACCAACACCTAATGGCGTTATGTCAGTTCCTGCGATGATTGCATCAAGGTTTGCCGAACATGCTCGTAATGGGACAACGGCTAAGGGGCAGAGCGAGCGCATGAACGCCTTGCAAAGTTATATTGGTGTTCAATCGCATCTACTTCAGCAAGTTAGTGCAAAGTTTAGCCCTAAAGTTCTTGCTCAGATTGTACCTAGCGCACAGAAGATGATGAAGAAGATCATTGATGCTCGTTTCAAGTCTTATGCTAAAGCTCCTACCCGAATTGGCGACGAATCATATATAGAGCGATTGACTTCACTTGATGCCGAGATGCTTAGTTTAGATCATTTGCGAGGCACTCTTGGGACTGTTGCCTTTGTACGTAGTTACAATGAAGAGACAGATAAGATGGTGGGCTATTCTATAACGTGGTTTATTACGATATTCTTCGAGAATGATCCAGATCCTCGTGGTATCATTTACCCGATGTCTAATTCAAAGACTACTCTAGAGCAGGACCAGACATACATAGTCTGGACAGATTCAGAGCATTTCATGATGAATGCCCAAGGCGGGATTATTCCGGTTAATGATAATGATGACTTGGTAAATCCTTATGGCGTATTGCCTGTTATGTTTGCTCATATCAGCGATGATCCGCAGACCGGTGAGTTTTGTCGTGAACCTGCTAGTGATCTAGTCAATGCGCAAGAGGTGTTCAATGTTACGAAAACACAGTTAAGCGCTCTTGACTTGTATCAATCAGGCGGTCAGCCCTGGGTATCAGGTGTTAATAATCAGGATGATATTAAAACAGGCGTTGATGTTATCGGATTGCCGGAAGGCGCTCAGTTTGGATTTGCTTCGCCAGGTGGTAAGCCTGAGAGCTTGATTGCATCAATGCGGTTTACTGTTGAGACAGCGGCGGGTAATTATGGCGTGTCGATTAAGTGGGCATCTTCAGCCGGTGGAGCTACATCTGGCGAGCATCAGCGAATATTAGAGATAGATTTGACTGCCAGCGTCGAGGGTGATATTAACTATTGGCGAGGCTTTGAGCAGGAACGTGCGATAATCGATAATGCTATTCTTGAGGCTTTTGGCAAGACGGCGGGTAATCTGGATGAGTATTCTGTAGACTTTGCAGAGGCTAATATCCCATTGACTCCAACAGAACGTATTGAGCGAGATGAGTGGAATCTTGCTCATAACCAATCGACTGAATTACAGATATTGATGAGAAACAATCCAGATTTAACAAAAGAAGCAGGCGAGGCATTACTTGCAGAAAACAAAGAAGCAAACAGACCGGCTCCGATTATCGGGTCGCTTGCGCAGGCTCTCGCAACTCCAAGCTCTTAAAGTGTTAGAGTATGTTGAAGAAATTGATAACCAGGCTTATGAGCCTATCAAATATGCGGATGTTTTAGATTGGCAGATATTCAACCAACAATAGCGCAAGCGGCTGAACAGTACGCTATAGCGATTGATAAGATGAAAGCTGGTTTAGCTGATACAATGGCTAAGTTACAGGCTCAGAATCTTACTCGTGCTCAATTAGCTGAAGAGTTGTTCAGTACAGACTTTGCGGCTTTGATTGGTAAAGAGTTGGGTATGGATGCGGCTACAGGGCAACTAGCATTAGCGCACAACCTTGTCTTAGGCAAGATGGAGCGTTTTGGTAATGTGACTGAAGAGATGCTACAGGCATTAGTCAATCTGGATCAGGCTACTTTGATTGGCCGTTCTAAATTGGTAGCTGATCAGGCGAAAACCATTGTCCTTCAAAACATGTTACAAGGCACAGAGGGTGCTGTTAAGATCAAGGACGTAATCAGGGCTGGACTAGATGAGAACATTAGCACAGCGGCTTTAAAGACTGAAGTTAATACGACTTTGAACACTTTCTCAAGGGCTGTGACTAATGAAATGGCAGAGACGGCTCCAGTAGGTACATTATATGTATACGAGGGTCCGGTTGATGAAAAGACTCGTGATATATGTTTGGAGATGGCAGCGGCTGGTGCTTTGACTCGTGAACAGGTTGTTGATCAGTTCCCTGGTGCTTTTTTAGATGGTGGTGGTTATAATTGCCGTCATCAATGGACAGAGCAAGATGCTGCATTCTTTGTGGATAAAAAGAACGCTGAAGAGCGTATAGCCGCAAAGGACGCTAAAGGTAAATGGACTAAGCCACAGACAGTACTGGAGAAAACAGTGAATCCAAAAGAACCAAAGAAAGTATTACGGCCTATTGTTGATAAGACAAAGGTAACAGGCGCATTTAAAGAGGCTCGTAGACGTAAAATGAATATTGATAATGGGCTGAACCTTGTTATAGAAAAGTCAGGGATCAGCCAGAGTGCTGTAAACAAGGCGTATGGTGCTCTTGCTAGAAAAGGGATTACACCATCTTCAGATAGTTTTATTGATCTATTCATTGCAGAATTATGAGAACTCTTAAGAAAGCGATCAATCCTGAGCCTGACTTCTGGCGTAAGATTGCTAACAAGATAATTAAAGCGATCAAGAAGCGGACAGCTGGCGGCATGGATTATAACGATAAGCCGTTTAAACGATATTCAAGAGCGTATGCCGAGCGCAAATCGGCAAATAAATTCAAGAGACAAGCTTCAGCATTTGCAAGTAAAAAACCCAATTTAATAGTTACTTCAGACATGCTGAAAGACTTGAAGCTGATCGGGTTCGCTAAAGGCTTCTTTACAATCGGGTGGGCGGCCTTTGGCGAGCGTGTATTGCAGAACGAAAAGATGGGCAGAGCTATCATAGGTCCAGAATCAGATCCTTTAGGGAACCGATTAGAGAATACAGTAGTTAAGGCGTATGACAAGGAGATAGGCCGTCAGCTTGATAAGTGGGCGGCTACAGATATTAATTTAACGATTGGATAACACAATGTCAGAAGAACAACCAAACACTACTGCTCCAGTTCAGGAGACTACTACTTCGGATTACAAGACCTTACAGAATGATTTTAACGGCTTATATGGCAAGCACAAAGAAGCACAGCGAACGATTGAAGCTTTCCAAAAGGAAGCGGCAGAACGTGAAGCGGCTACTTTGGCGGCTAATGATAAAGCGGCGGCTGATCGGGGCGAGTTCGATACTGTACTTGCTGGAAAAGATGAGCTGATTAAATCATTGCAGGTTAAGGCTGGTTATTGGGACACTCACGAGACAGATACTCGTACTAAGTTCATTGAACAATTACCCGAAGACCAGCGAGAAAAAGCAAGCAAAGCTCCACTCGATATATTGGAGTTAATGGTAAAAAACTTAGGCGTTTCAAATGGTGTCAATGTGGCAACAGGAGTGCCTGGAAGCGGAATACCTGTAGGTATGGCAAGCGCAGAAGAGATTAGGCAAAACATAGCTAATCCAGAATGGCGCAAAGCTAATGCTACAAGATTAGGTTTCACTTCCTAAAATAAAGGATTTGAGAAATGGCTGACGTTTATCATGGTACGGCACAACTAACGAACTGGCTGGCTACAGCGTTCGCACCTGCGGCTCTAGGCTACTTCGAGGCTGAAAATAGCCTAATGTCTAAAGTTACTAATTATTCAAGCTTTGTTGCACCTGGCGCCAAGGCTGTGACTGTGCCTTTAGTTGGGCTAAGGACTGCCGATAGTAAGACAACTGAGCAAGTTCTGGAGTGGAATGGTTTGGCATCTGCTGAATCAGCAGGGACTATTACTCTTAGTTCTCATGCGGCTGATCCAATATTGATTGAAGATATTGCACAACTGCAAACGAACTTTGATCTATTTACTACTTTTGCTCGTGCTGGTGCTTATGCTGTCAGGGCGGCTGTAGAGACTACATTAGCAGACTTGATTCAAAGTGCTACTACTAACACAGTATCACTTGCGAATGCGGCTGATAATACCTGTCT